CTGCTCGCCGCTCCTGTCGCCGCCCCACAGCCAGTGGCGCAGGGACTGACGGATGAGTTCATAGGCGCGGTTGACAAGCTGGGCCTCCTGCGAGCCTTTCTGACCGGCTGGAGGGGCAGCCGGGGCTGCGTCATCAACCAGATGGAGAGCCAGGTGGACGAGTGGATTACCGCTCTTTCAACGCTCTACCGACTGCACGCCGCCCTCTCCACCACTCACCCGGCGCAGGCCGATGATTCATCCGCCGATGAGGGAGGGGTGTGATATGGCATGCGTCGTAACCCGAGGCCACCACAAGCTCATCACCATCATGAGCCGGCCGATTGACGAAGGCATCGAAGAATCGGTGCGCTGGTGCGAGCACTGTGGCGCGGTCGTTATCGACACCGATGTGGACGGGCGGAACATGCCTGGCGACCGCATGAAGATGCGGTTTCCACAACTGGCCCTTCGTGTCGCCACCAAGGAGCAATCAGCATGACGAACCGTGATGCGCAATCCGCGAGGGCTTGGGCCGCTCTGACCGAGGCGTTCATCGACGAGTACCTAGCCGACTACGAAATGCGCGGAGAGGACGAAGACGGCCGTGACGCCTGCCACAAGCCGACCGATGGCGAGCAGCTCCTCATCAAGGACGCGATCATGGGGTTGCTTCAAGAGGCGTGGGATGCGGCCAGCGCATCCGCCCAGCCAGAGCAGGCGCGGGAGGCGGTGGCGAGCGACATCGACTCGCTGCAACTCTACAAAACGTTGCGCGACTTGACAGACGAGGCCGGCGCTGTCGATACCGTCATCGGGCGGCCTGATGTGCTTCGCCGCCGCCTTGCAGCGCTGCGTGATGCTGTCGGCCAAACTCGCGGCGACATCCCCACCCCACCAGCAGCGCCGACGAGCGAGACATCCGCCACAGCCAGCGGGGCAGGGCTGATGAACGAGGGGCCGAGCGCCGAAGACCTGGCAAACGCATTGGCGCAATGCCGCGACGCGTTCCCGATCCCCAAGCTCGGCAGTCCAGTCGAATGCCAATGGGCCTCCGCGATGGCATGCCCCACCGAAGTTCCAGAGTACATACGGCAGCGCGCGGCAGAGCAGCTGGCGGCGCGAGGCGCAATCAGGTTCGTTCTCGACAACGCCCAACTGGTCGACTGCGGAGCCACCTCGGATGGCTGGCGCTCCAAGGAAATGGAGCAAGCGGTCAAGTTGCTCGAGAAGTTCTGCGCCGATCACGCTGGCGCCGAGGTGCCGCAGCCCATCCCGCAGTCGCTCATTCACGCGCTGCGCTCATGGACCGGCGCCGAGCCCAGCCAATCCGCCCTCTCTCGCGAAGTCGACGCGTGGCTATCCACATCTTGCGGTCAGAGCCATGCATAACGTCCGCTGCAACTACTGCGACAGGCCTGCCACACTGGCCCGCGGCAACGCCCTGTACCGCCATCGGGCCGATCTGCGCTACCAGCTGTTCTGGCGCTGCGACCCGTGCGGCGCCCACGTCGGCTGCCACAAGGCGGGAGCCTGGACGGATATGCCGGACGGCCGCCGCGTCGTGAGCGACGGCACGCTGCCGCTCGGTCGCCTGGCCAACGCCGAGCTGCGACGGGCAAAGCAGGCGGCTCACGAGGCGTTCGATCCGCTGTGGAAGTCGAGGCTGATGGGGCGGAGAGAGGCGTATGCCTGGCTTGCCAGCAAGCTCGGCATCTCGGTGGCCAACTGCCACATCGGAATGCTTGATGTCGACGGCTGCCGCGCCGTCGTAGCGGTCGTACGGGAGTTCCACGACCAGGCCCTGCAACAACACCGCAGCAGGAGGGCTGCATGATCCTCATCCCCGAAATCGAAACGGTCGTCATCCTGGTGCCGCGCACCGGCTCAGGATCGCTGCGTCGCGCCATCTCGGAGCGCTACCCAAGGTCGATGCTACTGTACCGGCACATGGAGGCAGACGGCGTTCCGCAGGGCTACGACCGGTGGAAGAAGGTCGGCATCGTGCGCGACCCTCTCGACCGCCTCTGGAGCCTGTACAACTACCTGCGCAACTTCACTGGCGACTACGAGCCGCATTACGCGCAGGCCATGCGCGAGAGCGTGCAGATGCGCTTCTCGGACTGGGTGAGGTTCAACACCACCGTCTTCACCTGCCCCTACGACTTCTCCGGCCAGGGCCGCTTCTTCGCGAACTACACGGTGCGCCACCCCGTGCCCGAGAATCTGAAGAGCCAGTTCGTCTACCTGCGACCGGACCTCGGCACCGAGATCTACCGATACGACGAGGCGCACCTGCTGCACGAGCGGCTTGGGGTGAAGCCTGGCGCCGACAAGAATCGCACGCGCGACGGAACGAGACCCTTCGTCACGGCGGCGGCGCAGGAGCACATCGAAAAGCACTTCGCCTGGGACATCGCGATGACCAGGTCGGACATCATCGAGGAGCGAGCAGCTTGAGCGCCATCATCTCCCCCTGCGGAAAGTACCGCTACCGCCTCGAGCGCGAGGTTCAGGATCGCGGCAAGGTCTTCGCCTACTTCGGCGTCAACCCATCGACGGCCGACGCCAGCATCGACGATCACACGGTGCGCAAGTGGATCGGCTTCACCAGGCTGAACGGAGGTCGCCGCTTCATCGTCGGCAACGTCTTCGCCTATCGGGCGACGGACGTGAAGAAGCTGGCCGAAGTCGATGATCCCTTCGGCGACGACATCGGCGACCACACGACCGACATCATCAACGACGCCGACGTCCTCGTACCCTGCTGGGGCAACACCACCAAGGTTCCGCCGAAGCTGCAATTTGCCTTCGACGTTCTGCTCGATGCCCTCATGTCGTCAGGCAAGCCGGTGCTGACGTTCGGCCTCACCGCCGCCGGCGATCCCAAGCATCCGCTGACGCTCTCCTACAGCACGCCGCTGGTGGAGTTTCCGAGGTGAGCCGGGCGCTCGTCTTTGCGGCCTGCCTGGCAGTCGCATGCACTCCGGCGGGAGCATCTCGGCACCACCGCAGCCACAGCGCCAAGGCCGCTTTCGCCAGGCAGCACCCCTGCCCTTCCACCGGCAAGCCGATCCCGCACTGCCCAGGCTACGTCATCGACCACATCGACCCGCTTGAGTGCGGCGGGCCCGACGCCCCGAGCAACATGCAGTGGCAGACCATCGCCGACGGCAAGGCCAAGGATCGCTGGGAGCGCGACGGCTGCAAGGACGGGCGCCGGCTGTGATCGAGATCTACACCGACGGCAGCTGCGGCTCGCCGGCGCCCTGTCCTGGCGGCTGGGCCTTCGTGGTCTACCAGTCAGGCGAGCTGCTGCACGAGGCCAGCGGCGGAGCCCGCCTCACCTCCAACAACCGCATGGAGATGCTGGCCATCGTGCGCGCGCTAGTCTGGGCCGACGGCCGAGAGTGCGTCATCTTCAGCGACAGCCAGCTCTGCATCAACACGCTCACCACCTGGGGGCCGGGATGGCGCAGCATGGGCTGGCGCAAGCGCGACGGCAAGGACATCGCCAACCTCGACATCGTGCAGCGCGCGCTGCCGCTGTTCGAGCGCAGCAAGGCGGTGCTGCGCTGGGTGCGCGGCCATGCCGGCACCGTCGGCAACGAGCGCGCTGACCAGCTCGCGGGGGCGGCGCGCGCGGCCCTGCTCCAATTTTGCGCGCCTCCTGTTTGACAAACTGTTTGTTTGTGCACTAACATTCATTCGCCACAACAAACCGTTGGCATTTCAGGAGATCGCAATGGCCAAGAAGCACTTCACCGTTCCGGAAGTACCCGGCTCCGGCCGCAGCAGCGAGCGCCCCTATAGCCACGCCATCGTCGGGCGCTACAACCCGCACCTGGTCGCCGCAAAGGCGCGCGCCACGCACGCGAAGAACGCGGCGCAGAGCAGGCGCTGGGACGCCAAGAACTGGAACGACTGGAAGCGCTCCTCCGAGGCAACGGTCGGCCAACTCTACCGGAACCACAACGGGTTCATGGTCGAGGCCAAGGACTACGAGGTGCGCATCGGCAAGGAGTTCATGGCCAAGTACCCCACCCTCGAGTCCTACCTGGCTCACCTGGAGTCGGAGCATCAGGGCCGCCTGGCTGCACTCGATGCCGGACAGATCGGCGAGCTGCAGGTGCTGCAGTGGTCGATGAGTCACAAGAACGCCGTGAAGGCTGCCGGCTCGTTCGCCGACACCTACAGCGACCTGCGCGTCGTTGAGGTCGTCGAGGCAACCAAGCCGGCGCACAAGGCGAAGGCGGCATGACATGAGCGCCGCCCACAGCATCGCAAGACTCCTCCTCGGCGCCGTGCCTGTGCTCGTCGAGTACGACCACCAGGAGGCCGAGCCCCAGACCCGCGACCACCCGGGCTGCCCGGCCACCGTCGACATCCTCGCGGTGCGCATCGGCGCCCACGAGATCGACGACCCCGAGAGCGTGCTGTCGGAGTGGCAGCTGCGCCGCTGGGAGGAGCAGATCCTCGAGCAGATCGGCGACGCCGACGAAGCCGCGCGCGCCGACGCCGACGACCGATGGCTCGAACAGTACCGGCAGCGCGACGCAGACCTGTTCGCGCTGGCCTGCTGACCGATTTCCTTTACCCCAATACCAACTTACTGTTTCACGGGAAACATCAGATGCCCATCCTCAAGAGCGCACCACTCCCCTCCCCGCGGCCAAACCCGCCCGGCCGGATCCCCGATGGCTACCGGGGCGAAGCCTGGCTGCCCACCGGAAAGAAGATCTACTGGACCGGTCGCGTCGCGATCGGCCTGCGGCACGGCATCCCGGAGCGCCTCCAGACGAGCGACTCTGAGGTGTGGCTGCAACACCTGCTCTGCTCCCCCACGGGGGTCGCGTCGTGAGCCGCGGCGGCAAGCGCCAAGGTCAGGGACGTCGCGCTGCCGACGGGGCCAAGAACGTGGAGCGCGTCACGCTCCTGCTCGAGCACGACGACCACGAGAAGCTCAAGGTGCTGGGCGCCGAGGCCGGCATGTCGGCCTGGGTCCGACGGGCTGTGCGCGCGGCACCTCTGCCTACCACACAGATGCACAACGAGTCTTCGTAGATTTGTCGCAACATGTTGCCGTTCGCGAGAACTATGACCGATGGTGGCTCGACTCATGAGCCAGCCGCGCCGCGACAATCAAGCTGTCAGGAAACTTACAGCAGTATGGCAACCCTATCTACCGTCATCGAGGCCTCGCGCGCCCACCTCATCGACAGCCTGTCTGGCACGCTCACCCGCCAGCTCCAGGCCGCCGGCGTTCCACCTGAAAGCGCACAGCGGATTCGCGACGGCGTGATGCACGACGCGGCAATTCAGATCGCCAATGCGATGCGCGCGATCTACCACCTCGACGTGAGCGCGCTGCCCCACAGTGACGACGAGGATGGGCCAGACGGGCCCGTCGTCTTCTAGCATGAGCGCGCAGTACCGCCCCCAGTTCTTTGGCCAGGTGCTCGTCGTCCAGGCGGCAGGCACCATGGGCGTCGAGGGCTTCCGCGGCCTGCGCGAGCTGCTCGCGGAGCACACTGCTTCCGGGCTCTATAAACGCGCCCTGGTGGACCTTCGCACCGCCAGCGTCACGCTGGATCCAGAGACGCTGCAAATCGCCACGCGCGAGAGTATCGCGTCGCCGTTCAAGCGCATCGACACCGGCATGCTCGTGCCGGCATGGACCAACCAGCTCGCGTGGCGCCACTGCCTGCAAATGGCATCGGCAGGTTCCACGCGGCTGTGGTTCACGAACGTGGAGCAGGCGCTCGAATGGGCAGGTATTGCACGACTCCCCGAGTTCAGGGGTGAGCGACCGATGGAAGAAGGCCGCTGAGTGACGTAAGTCACCTTGTCACCAAGCTGTCAAACGTGCTGCAATCCGTTTCCTTTCTGCAGTCAACTTTACCTGCTGTGCGATACGCCCATCTCAAGATCCAGCCCACAAGGGTCAATGAGGCATTCATCGGTGGGCCCCTGCTGCACTTCGAGCGCATCACGGATGATCAACTGCTGGAGCTTGGTGGCAAGTGCCTGCCGGGCCTGGCTCGTGGGAACTCGACTTACAGCGATGGCATCCGGGCCAGGCGCCTCAAGGACGGCACCATCAACGTCGTTGTCGAGTCGACGTCCAGCATTCTGCGCGACCCCAAGTTCGACCTCATGATGTCGTCCATCTGCGCGCAGCCGATGCCGGCCAGCACCAGCTACGACGCCATCATCGAAAGGACGATCGAGCAGCTCGACGCGGCAAGCCGACTGCCGCGAGTTGGCACCTGGTCATGGGACATCGACACCGACGCCATCGCCCTCTGCTCAAGCTCGTTCGCGATGCTTGGCGTGCCGCACGACGCGAGGTGGAACCTGACGATGGGCGGCCTGGTGTCGAAGCTGGCGCCCGATGACATGCAACGCGTTACAAAGGCCATCGCGGCAGCGCTCGACGATGGCGCCCCTTATGACGTCCACTTCCACTGGAGCGAGTCCGGTGCGCTGATCCGGTCGACCGCTGCAGTGATCCGCGACGAGAACGGTCGGCCGACGAAAATGGTGGGCGCCCTCACGGTGGTGATGGCGGAGACCCGCGGCGAGTTCGCCTAACGACCGTACAGCTTCCCGATGGTCTCGTTGAGGACCGACATCTCGGTCTTCTTCATCACGGCCCACATGCGCCCCTGGCCGTGCAGCCCGTTGAACTGGCCCTGGTGGCAGTCGCGGCACAGCGGGATAACCGTGAAGTGCTGCCCCTGCACGATGTGGTGTGCGTCGCTGGGCGCGCCGTAGCCTCCGCCTCCATCGCACACCCCGCAGGGCAGCAGCTTGACGCGCTCGATGTGGTCGTGCTCAGCTTGCGTGATCGACTTGGCGTTCTTCGTCCGCACCAGGCAGCTCCAGCACATCCACGCCCATGCCGCATCCAGCATCGAACTGGCACGCGACGGCAACCGCCTGGGCAGCATCGCAGCCCAGGTACATCGCCGCCGTTGCGAAGTCTCGGCCGGACCCGATGGCGGTGAACCCATCCTCGATGGTCATCGGGTACGGCGACTCCTCGAACAGGCAGATCTTTCCGTCCGGGGTGATCATCAGGATCTTCGCTTCCATGTCGCTGCGCGGCTTAGGGAAGGACGCCGGATCGCCTCCATTGCGCAGCCACGCCACAATCTCCTCGCATCGAACCGTGTCGCCACTGCCTCCAACGATGGCCGCGCCGACGCGCCACAGCTTCGTCACCTTGCTCTTAAGGCCGCCCGCCGTGGACTGCTTGTCGGCCGCCAGCTTCTTGCCGTCCCATGCAATGACCGTCATCGCAGGATCCTCTTGACGTGGTGCTCTGTCATCGAGTCCGCGCGCTCGAGCACCTCGAGCACGGCGCGGATCTCGTCGTGGTGCTTGCGCTGGATCGGCCGCTTGCCGGTGCCGTGGCACGGCTCGCAGATCTTCCCGCTGAGGTACGGCGCGCCGTCCGGCTTCTCGCGCCCGCGGCCACCGCACAGCTGGCAGCGCGGGAACGCGTGGTGCGCCATCGCCAGCTCGCCGACCTGGCGGATGGCGCTGCCCGCCAGGCGCCAGTTGCGCTTCGCGTTGAGCGCGCGCACCAGGCGGATGACGGACTCGCGGGCCTGCCGGTACTCGGTCTGGCTGGCAACCGTGGACAGCCGCACGACGGCGCCGCATGCGGCCGCGGTGCGGCGCTCCGCCATGCCGAGAGCCATCAGGAAGTCGGCGTCGGTGCGATGCTCGAGCGACACCGACAGATCGGTGGCAGCGAACGCGCTGTGTAACCGCTCCGCGATGGTTGGCTTGTCGTCGTCGATCACGCGCAGACCTCCTTCACCTCGATGCCAAGCACCGACTTCATGAGGTGCCGCTTGATCCGGTAGTCCGGCGTTCGCATACCCTTCACGTCCTCCACCACCACCTCACCGGTGGTGACGCGTACGTAGCGAAAGTCGCAGCGGTAGCGCAGCGGCTGTCGCCTCTTGCCGTCGAGCACGACGTCGGGCGCCAGGATGTAGGCCACCTGGCGCTCCAGGTCGCGGATCTCGCCGCGCGCCAGCATTGCCTTGAGCACGCCGTAGCGGGCCGCCTCGGCCTTACTGTCGAAAGTGATCCCGTCGACCACTGTCTTCTTAGCGCCGAACTTGTTGCGCTTGGCCGGCTTCTCGCCGCCCAGCACGCGCGCCAGCTCACCCTCGCTCGTGCGCCAGATCACCGGTCGCTCCAGGGCAGCCGCGCCTTGTTGGCGGCGCAGAGCCTGCGGTCGGTCGCGACGTGGGGCCAGGCGCGCTGGCCGATGCCGCGGGCCGCCAGGCCGATTGCCGCCAGCTGCATTGCGGTCACCATGAACCAGCTCGGGCGATCAGGCGTTTGCATTGGCGGCCTGCACCAGGGAGACGCTAGGCTTGAACAGCACGGCGTTGCGCGCCGGCACCATCACCTCCTCGCAGGTATGGAGGTTCCGCGCCTTGCGCGGCCCGCGCTTGCGCACCTCCAGCTTTCCCACCCCGAAGAGGAAGACGTCCTCGCCGGTGCGCACCGTCGCGCGCGCAACCAGGTTGGTCGAGTTCAGAACCTCGCGCACGACCTCCTGGCTGTAGCCCGACAGCTGCGCCACCGCGGCGACCAGCTCCTGCTTGTTCATGCTTCACAACTTTCTGTTTGGCGCATAAACAATTTCTAGCACGACGGGCGGCAGAGGTCTACCGCCTTATGAGGTCGGCTTCGTCAGTCGAATCGGAGGATGTTGTCGACGTGGTTGCGCAGGGTGCGCTCGTCGATGTCGGTGCCGGTCAGAACCTTCTGGAGAATGGCGTCGATCGTGGCGGAGAACAGCTTCTCGAACTCCTCCTCACCCATGTTCGCGAAGCTGATCGACTTCGGCTCCACGCGCAGCTCGCCGCGGGCGTTGAACACCGGCTCGTAGTAGCCAGCAAGGATGATCAGATCCTTGCGGAACCTGTCGAAGTTGGGCTGCACCTGCTGGCCGCGGAACTCCATGCGCGGCATCGTGTCGGCCCAGATGTCGAATGCGTACTTCGCGAGCGCAAACCACTTCTTGTGGAACTGGTAGTTGCGCACCCTGGTGAGTGAGCAGCGAATGCCCTGACCCACCTTGAAGCCACGCAGCAGCTCCGCGCCCTCTTCGCTGTCCGGCGCCAGCGCCCCGTTGGGCAGCTTGACCAGGATCGCTTCAGCCGGCACAGGATGCCTCCAGCAGTTCGAGCAGCTTGAGCCCGTCGTACTCCGCCTTCGGGATCAGTGTGGTCGAGGTTGCCTTGCCGCGACGGGCGATGCCGACCAGCACGCTCGAGTTCCCCTGCTCCGTCCACACACCCACCTCTGCGCCAGGGTTCAGCTGCAGCTGCTCGGCCGCCTTGGCCGCAACGACGCGCGACGCCGCATCGAGCGACAGGCCGCGAATGATCCGCGGCTCGATGGCCACCTCGGGCGTCGGGTACTTGCGCGGCTCGGCCGCTTGCGGTTGCCGCCTCACAGCTTCACCAGCCGGCCGTCGCACAGGCGATTCAGGAACTGCTCCCCGTCGTAGCCGGGCTCTCCACCTCTCGGATGGTCGCGATACTCTCGGCCGCATTGGCGACAGATGACACCGCCGCCAGCTCGCCTCGGCTGCGCAATGTTCCTCAGGCGTTCGGCCGTGATGCGGTTGAGCATGCGCTGGCGCTTGTTCACTTGCCGCCACTCATCTTCTTGCGGACCAGATCGCGCACCTGGCCAGCCATTGCGTTGGCCAGCTCATCAGCCAGGCCGTCCGCAGCCAGGGCCGCCGCATCGTTCACGGCTTGCGCCATCACCTGCGACAGCGCAGCCTGGACCTGGGCATCGAGCTGGGCCTGGATGTGCTCGACCGCACGCTCGAAGCTGGCATTGATCATGGCCTCGAGCGCCTCGTGCCGATCGCGCAGCGCGGTGATCAGCTGGATTCGAGCACCATCCAGCTCGAACTTGAGTAGCGGAATGGGTTCTCTGTAGCTCATGCGGTCACCAGGTAGTGGCACTCGTTGCGGCCCACGCGCGGCAGGCTCATCACCTGCACCTTCACTTCGGGCGGCAGCTTCAGTTCGCGGTCCAGCTCGAGCTGCTGGTGCCGGCGGCAGTGAGCGCGCTGCGGGCAGATGGTCGGGTTCGGCTTGTGGTCGGTGCCTGCGCACCGGCGCTCGGAAAGCGGAAGGTTGGTCATGCGTTGATAGCCCTGGCGGGCGGTTGAAGTTCAAACATCTGGCAGATGCCGTCGCGCGCCAGCACGGCGCCGTCGATCACGGGCGTGCCTCTGTGCTGCATCAGTGGAGGATCACCGTCGCTCCGCCGAGCGCAGTTCTTGCACGGCGGCAACTCGACGGACGGGAAGCACGGCGACCGCGCAAACACGGCGCCGCCGAAATCGGCACTGGCTCGCAGCGTCATGGCGCGGCTCCACGGCGCGCCTTCGCGCGGTAGCTCTCCCACTCGAAGGGAACAAAGCGCCCCGTCTCGCGGAGCCTGTCGTGGATGCGGTCGCCGATGAACAGCTTGAAGTCGGGCGCACCAAGGTTCGTCAGCAGGATGCTCGGCTTGCGATAGGAATAGCGCTGGTCGAGGATCTCGAACAGGATCACCTTCTCGCCCTCGGTGCCGTACTGCACCCCGACCTCGTCGATCACCAGCAGGTCCACGCGTGCCAGATCGTCCAGCACGTCAGCCTCGGTGCGCTCGGATCCCTTGCGCCAGGTCTCGCGCACCATGCGGATCAGGCCCATCGTCGTCACGTACATGCCGAATCGTTTGGGCGCGATGGCCTGGATGGCAGCGCATGCCAGGTGGCTCTTGCCGGTGCCCGGCTTGCCGGACAGGATCAGCGTCGATCCCGCGCGCGCGTGGCGATCGAAGTCCTCAGCGAAGCTACGCACGATGCCCAGCGCCTTGGTCTGCTCCGGCGTCTCCGCGACGTACGTCTCGAAGGTCTGGCCGACAAAGCGCTCCGGCAGACTCGAGCGCCGCATCGATTCCTCGAGCTTGGCCTTCAGGGCCTGGGCGGCGGCGGCCGCGGCGCGCTCCGCCTCGGCCCGACGTTCATCCTCGACGCAGGCCGCGCAGCCGGACCAGACCTCGGCCCTGCCGCAGAACCTGGTGCCGCGCGACACGTAGGCGCCATGGCGCTCGCAGCTCGCATCGCGCTCACCGAGATCGTGGCGGGGCGGCACAACGGCCACCGGTGCGGCCGCGTTCATTGCGGCGGCCTGGCGCTGCGCCAGCAGGGACGCAGAGGCGAGCAGCGCGGCATCCTCGTCCTGGCGCTCGGGCCACGGCTTGGGCATGGGGAGGCTGGTCACAGCAACCTCCCGTCGCCGTCGACGCCGACGGTGTAGTCCTGGCCGTCGAGCGACCCGCGGCGCGCCGGCACCTTCCAGGGGTCGCGGAAGTGGCAGCTCTTGCCGAAGAAAGTGGTCGGCTGCTTGATGAACTGCGGTTCGGTGCGCATCGCCAGCACGAACGCTGCATAGCGCCTCGTGCCATCGAGCATCTCCTCGGACGCGGCGCGGCTTTCGTCCTTCGCATTGAGCCGAGCGGACCAGGCCTTGAATGTGTCGCGCTTGTTGGCGCCTGGACGTGCGGGGTACTCGCGCCAGGCCTCCTCAAAGTCCGCCGGGTACTCGAACGGCTGTCCGGGCCCGACATCATCATTTCCTGATCCTTCTCCTGCTCCTGCTCCTGCTCCTGGCTTGGAAGGGGCTTTGGAGGGGCTAGGCTTGAGGCCTGTCACCAGGTCCGCCTCGATCGCGTTGTCACGTCGACTCGATAGGTGGAAGACTGGCGCGTATCTCTCGTAGAACCCCTCGAGGAATGGGTTGGAGGACAGGGCGTCGTAATCCTTCTGGATGCCGGCCACACGGTTGTCCGTTGGCTTCAAGCTATCGGCGATCTGGTACGAGGCCATCTCGTACACCCAGACCATCTCCGAAGCCCTGTCGTATGAGCAGAACCCTGCTTCGCAGGCCCATGCAAGCCCCTTCGTAGCCCCTTGCAGCCCGAGGCCCGTCTCGTGGGCGATGAACAAAATTGGGACGTAGTAGAGGCCCAGCATGTTGGCGTGAGGGCTCGTCATCAGGTAGAGCCCGACGATGACTGCCTCCTGGCCTTTGGCGCGCAACGCCTTGCCGGTCTTGCCGGTCCAGAACTGCGGCGCGACCTTCGCGTAGTCACGCATGTCGTGTTCCCTTCCGGCTGTTGCATCGAGTGCAGAGCACTCTGAGGTTTTCTCGATGGCTACTTCCACCGTTTGCTCTCGCGACAATGTGGTCGATGCTCAGATAGACGCCCCTGGTCGACGTGTAGTAGCCGTATCCACCGCGAGGGAAGCGCTTCTCGAATCCGGCGATGCCGCACTCGCTGCACTTCATTCCTTCCTCGCGGAATACCTGGCGCCTCAGCGACCCCGGAACTCCAGACTTGTTCATCCGTCTCTCATCAAAGACCATCGCGGCAGGACACGCCGGCAGGCGGGCGATGAGGCCGCTCTTCGGTAGCGAACCTAGCCGGGTGCTCTCTCACTGACCCCGTGAGCGGGCGGCAGCATCATAGCCACCGTTTGTTGGATCACCAACAGTTTGTTGATTTTCAGGCGTGCGAAAGCGCCCAGATGCGGCCACCGCTCGTCCCGTTGCCGCGCTCACGCGCGCAGTCGCCGACCTGGACGATTGCGCCGCGGTGCGCCAGGCCGGCGATCACCGGCCCGAACGCGCGGTCGTCGTGCGGCCTGAACCCGGCCAGCTTGGCGGCCGCAACGAGGATCTCACCGCTTGCCTTCCCATGCTCCGCCAGGTAGCGCAGCATGAAATCGCCGGCGCCCTTGCCGTCGAAGTCCTGGCGCTCAGCCTTGTCGAGGCATGCATCGCCGGCGACCGCGCCCTGCTCTCGCGCGTTTGCGGCCGGCGCGCCGCAGCTGGCGCCCAGCGCCGCGGTGCGGCTGTCGGGTGGCGGCGTCCAGCCCAGCTTGATGAGCGCCTCACGGACAGCCTTGTCGCGCGTGTCCATGACCAGTCTGGCGTGGCGCCTGTACGCGTCGCGAACGGGGTCGATGAGGTACTGGCCACCCTCGGTCTCGTCGATTGAGATGGCACCCTCGGAGATGCTGAGCGAGGCCTTGTACGACAGCATGGTGGGGGCCGGGTTCATTGGTCGCCTTTCGCCTTCGCGACTACTTGCACCACCTTCCAGCCGGCCCTACGCATCAGCTCGGCGCACTGCTCTGCGGCGTCGTGGATCTCGTAGGGCCTGGAGCGCGCCTTCACTGGCTTGGTCTTGCGCATCCAGCCCGCCTCGTCGAACGGCTTGCCGGGCTCGGCCTTTTCGTGCTCAGCCCTGGCGGCGGAGATCTGCGTCGGGCTATAGCCGACGACCAGCCACCCCTTGTGGTAGCTGTCGGGCTGTTGTTTGGTAGTCTTCTTCGCTGGCCCTGGCGCAGCCACCGCTAGCGGCTCGCCGCGGAAGTTGACAAAGCTCATCGTCATGAGCGTCTCCAATCGCAAACAGATGCGCGATCGCATGGTTTTTGTTGCCACAGCAACTTTTCCAGAGCGATTCGCAGTACATTCCCGCCCAGGTGTGACCACTTTTGATACGGGCTCGTGCCACACCACAGGCTCACTATGCGAGCTACCCCCTAGAACAGGGGAGCGCGCAATCGGATTCTAGGAGCGAAACTTTGGCCTGCCAACAAAAAGTTTGGCATGCAGTCCTAGAACTCGAATTGAAGACAGCGGGAAAGGTTTCAGATGAAAGTCAACCAGCAGATACAGGTCCGCCGAGAGGCGCTCGGCATGACCATGCGCGAACTCGCCGACCGAGTCGGCGTCACGGAGCAAGCCGTCAGGTGGTGGGAAGAAGGCCGGAGCTATCCGCGCAAGAAGGTTGCCCCACTCATTGAGCAGGCCCTCTCCTTCCAGATCGACTGGGCCGAGGGTCGCGGAGATCCGAACCGCACCGCGGCCGCGATGGTCGATGAAGGCGACATGCAGCTCCTCCTCAAGATCGCGAAGCTGCCAGCCAACTCGAAGCAGGCCTTCAAGCACCTCGTCGATGTCCACCTCGAGGCGGTCGAGCGCGCACGCAGCAGCACGCCGGCCGAGCCCGCGCCGCGCGCGGCACCGGCGCCAGCCCCTACCCCTGCGCCAGCCAAGAAGTCCAGGATCAGGGCTTAAACTTTCTGTTGCGCGATCAAACTTTCGGCACTACACTCCGCTTCGCAGGTTCCGCGAAATCGCACGCGGATGGCCCCAAGAGCCACGAAGGGCCGGACTCCTGAAGCAGCGAGCCGAAGCTGTATGCGTGATCGGACGACTGGCACCCGCAAGGTGCCACCTTCACGCATGCGGATCTGGTCCGAGGCTGGAACGATGGGAAGTAGCGCTACCCAGTCGCCGTGCCGTAGGTCCGCAGTCGTGAGGGTGAAGGCGAAAGCCTGACGGAGTTCCATCTCGAGCAGCGCAAGCACTCGACCGATGCGGCCGCAAGGCCTGGCAGGGCAGATGGCGCCCTCAACAAATGCGCCCGAAGCCGCGCAGCAGGTCCGCAAGGATGGCTGGCCGGAACTGAGGGGTAGACCGCCGCAGTTCCCAGGCGGGCACCGAGGTGGAAGCCCTCGGATCATCACGGCTGCCGGCCAGTCCTTAACCGAGCCTCTAGGGGATCCAGGGGGTTGCGATGTCGACGAGCTGGCCAGCGGGCCGGCAGCCGTGATGGTGGAGCTGAAAGATCACCAGTAGGGCAGGATCTGCCGGAGTCGAGCCCGGTGAGCCCGTGCCACCATCAGCTAATCCGAGCTGCGCGCCGTGGTCGGCGCCAAAGACCAGCAGCTCTAGCGCGATCGGCCAACGCCGCCCTCGCGTGAAGGATAAAGGCGTGGCGCCTCGGAGAGACGAGGACCACTCGGTGGGCCGCCGCAAGGCATGCCCGTGACGCCGCTGCAGCGGGACAGTCGCAAGCCACCAAGGCCGCCAAGGTTGGTGCGGCAGCTGCGGCCCACCGAGTGGGGCGGAAATGCCGGTGACTGCAGCGACTCAGAACGCGGAGAATGCCGGACCATGACCTGGTACAGAGGAAACATCCAGGCGTAGAAGGCGGACGCACGATAGCGTAGGAGCTGGCCTGCGGCCGAGCGGCGCGTGATCCCGGCGCACGGGATAGAGGTGCTACGGCACCGCTCCAGGTGGAAGCCCTGGATCATTTCCTGGCGGGGCTTCGGCCTCGCCTTTTTTCTTTGTCGCTTCAACTTTTTGTTGCGTCACCAACATCATGTTGGCATACTGCAGCGCATGTTGAAGCGAGCCCTCTCCTCTTTCGCTGAGCTGTGGCGAGACCTGCTGCTCGACCTCGAGCGCTGGTACGAGTCGCAGGTGCGCATGCAGCGCGCGCTCGCGTTCAACGCAGAGCACACCCACGTCTCGGACATCAAGCGCTCGCGCTGGATGTGCCCATCGTGCAACCGCGTCGTCAACGCCTACGGCCTCAGCTCTTTCGGCGGCCTCATGTTCCCGGGCTGCTGCGAGTTCGAGCAAGGCGGCCGGCGCGACCGCAAGCATGGGGTGGACCTGTAATGGCCTGGCTCGAATTCTGGGAGCGTTGGTGGGTATCGCTCATGTGCTCCGCCCTCTCCTTCCATCGCAACACGGCCCAGCGAGCAGAAGCCGACTGGGCCGAGATCAAGCGGCAATGCCGATGAGAAAAACCAGCAAGTTCGCGCGCAAGCGTGCCGCCCACATGAGGGGGTTGGACACGACGCCCATCGTCTTCGGCACCAACCCGGATTTGTTGCGCTCCGGCAATCTGCGCCTGCGCGCATCCCTCGATGCGGTGATCTGCGGCGAGGGCACCGAGGAGAACATCTCCGCGCTCGAGGTTGCCGCGCTGTTCTGCCTTGGTATGTGCGACCGCCTGGAGGACGACAAGACCTGCGATGCCGAGCAGATCGCCGCTGCGCGCGAGACGGCGGAACTGGGCCGCGACGCGGTGGCCGGCGTGCAGCAGCGCTTCAACGAGATGCGCATGGTGAATTGCACCGACCAGGAGCGCACGGCGCTCAACGACCTGGTGTGCGTCAACGAGGAGATCGACAAGGTGGCGACGCGCCGGCAGTCGCGCGACGTCTTCCTGTCGATCATCAACGGGTGTGCGTCATGACTGCCCGCATGGTCGAGCTGGACGCCAAGCTCCTAAAGCTCGTGAAGGCCTGCGGGCAGCGAGGCTTCACGGTCGAGCCGATGGACGGCTATACCGAGAAGCAGGTGCGCTGCTGCATCGACAGGCTCGTGCGTGAAGGCCAGGTATGGAAGGGGAAGTCGGGCCACCGCACGATGCGCATCTTCGCTCGCAAGGAGCACGCAGACGCATTCTCCTCGAGCCGGGTGACAGCAGCCTCCATCCAGGCTGACCGCAGCAGGCAGCGCTCGATCCGCTCCGTTTGGGGCGACGACACGCCGGTCACGTTCCACCCCAACTTCAAGCTGACCGTGGCGCCGCCCGCGCCGGATCCGATCCGCACCAACACCCACACCGACTGATCCAAATGCTTTGCACCTTCAGCTCCTACGCGACCACGTTCTCGTGGGGAATGTTGGTCGGCTACCTCGCCGGCCTCACAACCACGGTGACCATCTGCCTTATGGCTCGCCGCAACAAGAAAGGATCGACATGACGCCCACCACCGAGCAGGCGCCCGATGAACCGAAGAGCGATCAGCCGGACGGCATCGACTTCGAGAGCGATGCGCCCATCGCCAACTGCCCGCTCCGCCGCCCCGAAGACGGCGAGATCTGCGAGTCCTGCCAGTAGCGAGGTCGCATGAACCAGTCCCTCCTCAGGATAGGGATCGTCATGACGATGCTCATGCTCGACCTGTTCCTGCTCGCAGTCCCGCTGCCCATGCTGTTCAACGGCTGCGGATGGATCGGCATTGCGCTGGTCCTCATCGTCGGTTGGCTGGTGTTGTGGGCCAACCTCCTCGTCCTCCAACGCCTCTTCATGAAAGCCAAGTCCCAGTGAAACGCATCATCAACCTCATCATGGCCATGTGCCTGCTCGGCCTGGCGGCATGCGCCAAGGTCGAGTCCGGACACGTCGGCGTCAAGGTCAACCTCTACGGTGACGACCGCGGCGTCAGCCAGGAAGTGCTCGGCCCCGGCCGCTACCTGGTCGGCTGGAACACCCAGATCTTCGAGTACCCGACCTACACGTACACCGACAAGTGGACGAAGGATCCGCACGAGGGATCACCGGTCAACCAGGAGATCGCCTTCCAGGCGGCGGGCGGCATCACCGTGTCGACCGACCTGGCCATCGCGTTCCACATCAACGCGACCGACGTGCCCAAGGTCTTCCAGAAGTACCGGCGCGGCGTCGACGAGATCAGCGACACCTTCTTGCGCAACATGGTGCGCGACGAGATGAACCGCCTGGGCATCGGCTATGACGCCGAATCCTTGCTCGGCTCGGGCAAGCAGAAGCTGCTGGCCGACGTCACGAAGGCGGTGCAGGCGCGCGCCGAGGAGATCGGCATCCAGGTCGAGTCGCTGAGCTACCTGTCGGAGCTGCGCTTCCCGCCGCAGGTCACCGCGTCGATCAACGCGAAGATCCAGGCGACGCAGGACGCGATGACGGTCGAGAACGAGGTGCGCAAGACCAAGGCCGAGGCCGAGAAGCAGGTGGTCAAGGCGGACGCTCAAGTGCGCGTGGCGCAGGCCGAGGCGCAAGCCATCGAAGAGCGGGGCAAGGCCTATCGCGACAACCCGCAGGTGCTGCAGCTCGAGATCGCCAAGCTCAACGCCGAGGCGTTGCGCGAGACGAAGGTGCAGATCCTGGGCACCATGCCCACCCTATTCCGGGATGTGAGCAAACAATGAGCGACGTCATCGAAGAGTTCGGCGAATACCGCATGCGTGGCCGCAGTTTCTGGATCGGGCTGTCGGTGTTCCTCGTGCTCATCCTGCTCGCTGTGGGCATCGCGCGGTGCTCCGCGCCTGCGGCCTACCAGCCGGCCGTGATGGCGCAGGCGCCCGCCGTCATCGCGGCGCCGGCCCAGGTCGCCGCAGCGCCGGCGCCTGTGGTGGTGCAGCAGCCGTCGAACGACGGCTTCTTCACCGGCCTCATGATGGGCCACTTCCTCAGCGGCGGCTCGAGCCACACCGTGGTGGCGGCTCCGCCTACCGTGGTGAACCGCACCGTCGTCAACAAGACGGTGGTGGTGAACCGCGCGCCGGTTGCTGCAGTGATCCCGCCCGCGCCGCGCGCGCCATCGGTGATTCCCAGGCCTGCGCCATACGCTCCGCCGGCACCCCGGACTTCCTTCTCGACCGTCCAGGCCTACCGGTATAGCCCGCCTCGCGTGACCTACAGCGCGCCGTCGTACAGCTACCGCAGGCGATAACCGCCCCCCGGAGACCAGATGAACCCCCTCACGTTAGGGGGTTCACTTTTTGTTGGCTTAACAAACATATCTATTGCAACACTCACTGTTTGTTGATTAACATACAGGCTCCACTTCAGGAGATCCAGCAATGGCACCCATCGAGTTGATCGAACCCACCATGCCGCCCGATGAGGCGGCGGTAGAGGTGGCCAGCGAGGTCGTTGACCCGGCTCCGGCCGGCAGCGCCGTCGCCCTTCTCTCCCCCATCCAGCTGATCAAGGCTGGCGTTGCCGACGTGGTCAAGCTGGGCACCGAGGCAACCTGGGACGTGAACACCAAGGAAGGCGACAAGGCGGCGCGCGAGTTCCGCGCCAACTGCGTCAAGATCCGCACGTCGGCCCAAGCCGCGTACGAGTTGGGCAACAAGCCGCTGCTCGATGCGCAACGCAAGGCCCGCAAGCTGGTGGCCGAGATCACCGAGGACATCGACAAGGTCGAATCGATCTGGGACGCCAGGATCAGGGCCGTCGAGGACCGCAAGGCGCGTGAGAAGGCCGAGCGCGAGCAGAAGGAGCGCGAGCGCATCGCCGGCATCCGCCAGCTGATCGAAGGCATCACCGCGGCGCCCGTGGCTGCGGCTCGGGTTGGCACGTCGGCCGAGGCCGCGTTCTACGTCCGCGAGCTGGAGTCGATGGTGATCGACGCCGAGCGCTACGGTGAGTTCGTGGACGAGGCCGAGGGCGCCCGCCAGCGTGCGCTGGCTACGACCGTGCAGCTGCGCGATGCCGCCCTGGAGCGCGAAGCTGAGGCCGCCCGGCTGGAGGCCCAGCGCCTCGAGCAGGAGCGCATTGCTGCCGAGCTGAAGCGCCAGCAGGAACAGGCTGCAGCCGAAGCCGCGGCCCGCCAGGCCGAGATCGACCGCCAGCTGGCCGAGCGCCAGGCGGAGCTGGATCGTCAGGCGGCCGAGCTGAAGCGCATGCAGGACGAGGCTCAGGACCGCCTGGAGGCCGAGCGGCGCGCGGCCGCGGAAGCGGAGGCGGCGCGCGAGCGCGCTGCGGCGGAGCAGCGCGAGCAGCACCAGCGCGCGCAGGCCGAGCTGCAGCGCCAGCGCGACGCGTTCGAGGCTGAGCAGCGTGAAGCCGCCGAGAGGCTGGCGCGCGAGCGGCGCGAGGCCGAGGAGCGCCGGCAGGCCGAGCTGGCTGAGATCGAGCGCCAGGCGCAGGCATCCCAGCAGAAGCAGTTCGCCAGCGCTGCGCCTGACGTGGGCACCGAGATCGAGCCGCAGGCCGAGGCCGCCGCCCCGGCCGCGCAAGACGCGCAGCAGCTGGGCCTCGCCGTTCGACCGACCGACGAGGAGATCCTCGACGCCCTGTGCCAGCACTTCCAGGCCGGCGAGGCCGAGGTGCTCGAGTGGATCAGCCAGTTCAGTGTGGAGGCGCAGATGCTGCGCCTCGAGGAGGCAGCATGAGCAACAACCAGCTCGCAGTGATCGAGGAGGAGATCTTCTCCTGCCGCGAGGCCTTCGAGGCGCGCCTGGTCGATCGCACCATGAACTTCGATGCCGAGGCAGGCTTTGCGTTGCAGATCCTGCGCCAGAGCAGCTACACGCTGGACATCGCCTACAAGCAGCGGCAGTCGGTGATCAACGCCGTGACCAACGTGGCAGCCCTCGGCGTCACGCTGAACCCCGCCAAGAAGCACGCGTACCTGGTGCCCCGCAAGCCGAAGTCCGGCGAGGCGTCGCAGATCTGCCTGGACATCAGCTGGATGGGCCTGATCGACCTGGCTGTGCGCTACGGCGCCATCCAGTGGGCCCAGGCGCACGTCGTCTACGAGCGCGACAGCTTCAAGCTGCGCGGCTACGACCAGCCGCCCCAGCACGACTACAACCCGTTCTCGCGCGATCGAGGTCAGGTTGTTGGGGCGTACGTGGTGGCCAAGCTGCCGAGCGGGGATTTCCTCACCGAGGTGATGAATGTCGACGAGATCCATACGATCCGCGACCGCAGCGAGGCCTGGAAGTCTGGCAAGACCTGCCCCTGGAAGACTGACTACACCGAGATGGTTCGCAAGACCGTGGTGAAGCGGGCCAGCAAGTACTGGCAGGGGCGCGACAGCAGCGGCCGCCTCGAGCAGGCGATCCACTACCTCAACACCGACGGCGGCGAGGGCCTGGCCGACATGGCAGCAAACGACCCGCAGCCGCCCGCGGCCACGAAGTTCGACGCCGACGCCTGGATCGCCAGGGCCCGCAAGGCCCGCACCGAGAAGGAGTTGACCACGCTCTATGGCCAGGCCATCGCCGAGGCCGCCACGGTGCGCGACAAGCCGGGCGCCGAGCGCTTCAAGGCCGCAGCCCTCGCCCAGCGCGAGCACATCCGCAACAACACCATCGACATGGACCAAGCAGCATGATCATCGACCAAAACCCCCAAGGCTCCGAGGCGTGGCACAAGGCCCGCGCCAAGGCCATCACGGCCAGCACCTTCGGCGATGCCGTCTCCATTGTGGGCGGCCTGACCGACCAGCAGAAGGTCTACGTGCAGGCCATGCTGGCCGGCAAGCCCGAGGCCGAAGCCCTGGCGGCCGCCGGCTACAAGGCCAAGCCAACCGCCGACGGCGTGAAGAAGGCTCTGGCCGGGCAGCCGGTCGGCGAGCCGAGCGACGCCTCCAACCGCCTCGCGGTGCTGAAGGCGATCGAGTGGATCAGCGGCAAGCCGTACGGCTATCGGCCTGATCGCGACCAAGGCTTCTACGCGACGGAACGCGGCCATGAAGAAGAGGGCTTCGGCCGCATGATCTACGAGGGCCGCAACCAGGTCATCGTCGACGAGTGCGGCCTGATCCTCACCGACGACGGCCTGTTCGGCTACAGCCCCGACGGCCTGGTCGGCGACGATGGGTTGATCGAGTGCAAGACGCCGCTGAACCCGCTGAAGGTGCTGCAGATGGTGCAGACCGGCGACGCCAGCGAGTACATGCACCAGATCCAGGGCGGCCTGTGGATCACCGGCCGCAAGTGGTGCGACCTGATCATGCCGGTGCCGGACCTCGCCTGCCTGAACAACGGCAACGAGCTGTACGTCAAGCGCATCTACCGCGACGACGACTTCATCGACGACATGGTCGAGAAGCTCTGGGCGTTCGCCGGCCGCGTGAAGCGCTACGAAGCGATCCTGCGCGCGCCGTACAGCCAGGCCGCGAACGATGCGCTCGGGCTGCTGAGGGACGCGGCCTGATGTGGGAGGCGGTTGCTGCCGTGGCTGTGTCGATCGTGGACTCCCACATCCGATACGGCCGCTGGTGCGCCGCCGATGCGCCGCTCCGTGTCAAACACAACTGCGTCAACTGTGGCGCCCCCATTGAGCCTGCAGACCGCTGCTCCTACTGCCTCACCCCTTACGACAAGGAGACCCATGAACGGGAAGCTCGCCAAGAAGCTGCGCAAGATGGCGCGGCTTGAGATGCTCGAAGACCCCAACCGCGACTACGTGGCCTCGGCCAACTCTCGGCGGACGATGGTCAACAGCCCGAACAGCAAGCGCGCCATGCACCTTGCGCTCAAGCGCGAATACAAGAAGGCCGCCAAGGCTGGACCTGTCCGGCACAAGTAGGGCGACGCCGGCGCCCGCACCTCAACTACGGTAGCCCTTCGGGGCGGAAATCAACATGGCATCTGTCAACAAAGTCATCGTCCTCGGCAACCTCGGTCGCGACCCGGAGGTCCGCTACACGCCGAACGGCGCGGCGGTCTGCAGCCTGCGCATCGCCACCACGCGCAACTGGAAGAACCGCGAAAGCGGCGAGCGCCAGGAAGAAACCGAATGGCACTCTGTGGTGCTGTACGACCGCCAGGCCGAGATCGCCGGCGAATACCTGCGC